TACATTTGGGCCAAGAAAGGCAAAAATGATGCGTGGTTTGCCGACGTCAAATTCCCAAGTTAAACAAGAAAACGTATTTGATATTCTAAGAGAACTTTATGATGAAATGACATTCGCGGACTATCAGCATTTCGTCAGCACCATTTATCAAAATTATAAAATTATAGATCGCAAGGATCGATTTGGGATTTGTAATTTTTTTCATTCTCTTAATGGTAGAGAATGCAATGTTATAGAAATCTATGGAAGTGATGGGTCGCTTGCCGATTATGCTTTAAAGCAATTCCCAAACATTATTGATTGGACCAATTTTGAAGTATATCCAGCATTAAAACCAGTCTGCACATCAGATCGATTCCGTCAGATTATTCCTGATGATTTTCCTTGGAATATCAGTCACCCATTTGATAGGTACAATGTGCTAGTCATGGCCTGCGCCATTGAAAGAATGAAAAAAAATAATATCCTTGCTGTTTTGGAAAAAATTTGCAAGTATTCAATTAGCCATATTTATGTTGAATCAACTCTTCAATCTCGGTCTGACCTTTTGGATTGGCAGAATAATTTTGGATTCAATGTTATTGATATCGGGTGGGAAGAAATAGTGGAATTATTTGGTAGTTTTGGCTATAAGCCATATTATCGTTTTAAACACCTAGGATTCTTCCAATTGGTATAGGAGGAGATCATGTCGGGGCTGTTGGCAATCTTTCAAGATGCGAATGGCAATAATAGCAGTATGAGAATTTTGGTATTTATCGTTGTTATTACTATTCTGATCAATTGGACGATTGTAAATATTCAGACCGGTACAATAACGGCAATGCCATGGGAACAAGTGGTGGCTATTGTTGGTTCATTGTTTGCGAAAGGTTATCAGAAAGCAAACGAGTAGGAAAATACCATGTCCATTGTTCAAGATTTTGAAGTGGCAAACTTCCTGAATTTGACCGATGAGGATGACATAGCGCTTGCTCTCGCTGTGCGTGATTCAGTAGAGTCTTGGGTTCAAGGTTATTGCCGAAGGACTTTTGAATTTACCTCTTATACTCTTGAAAAGTATAATGGCACTGGCTCAAAGTATTTATATTTGAGACATTATCCGGTCACTGCATTGTATCGTCTGGTATCAGGAACAATTGATGTCATTCGCATCAAGAATACAAGCGATTATACTACAGCATCGGTATCAGTCACTTCTACTGGAATAGTGCTTGAAAAGGATGGGACCACTGATTCTACAATACTATTCGCCAGCTATACGACGATGGCAACTGTTGCGGCAGCAATCAGTGCAATAAATGGATGGTCTGCTACGGTTACCAGCACTACTTATAATTCATATAAATCAAATTCTCTGCTTGAATCGTTCGGTCAAAATTGTATTGATGACAATGAAGTATATCTTTCCATGCCGAATACCGCATTGGATGGATTTGAAGTCAATCCTACAAATGGTACAATTTATTATCCTGGTGGTTTCCCACGTGGGTTCAATAATATTTTTGTTACTTATACTGCTGGCTATTCGACTACCACAATGCCCGATGATTTGAAACACGCCATTTTAATGACACTTGATGAAAACTATAATAAATGGAAGAACGATACTTTCGGCCTATCTGAATATACCATCGGAGACCTTTCTTTTACCTTCGCAAAAACATCAACGGATAGCGACTCATCTGGCAGAAATACTATTGCTATTCCAAGAGAGGCACAGAATATTTTAGGGCGTTATCGCAGGTTGAAAATATGATTCCAGGGCCAAAAACCACTCTTACACTTCAAAGACTGACTCAAGTATCGGATGGCGCTGGTGGCATGACTGATACTTGGACAAATGTAACAAATGGGCTGGTCAAGGGTGTTTTAACAAAAGATCGCAATTCAAGCGCCATTAATGTTTCTCGTGGAAGAGAGAAAAATGTCATTAATCAAACTCTTGTTTATACTTCTCATATTTTCTTTTGTGATTATAATGCTGATCTAGCTATTACCGAAAAAGACCGTTTTGTCTATGGCTCCCGAACCTTTGATATTGCTATTGTTCGTAATCCTGGCGAAATGAATCATCATCTTGAGATTGGCTTGGTGGAGATCTTCTAGTGGCAAAGACGCAAACCACTTATAAATTGACAATGGAGGAAAAGAAAGTAAAAGCAAAGGTAGATCGGGCATTGAAGCGTGGTGTGAGTAAAGTCGCCAGCGATATGGTTGAGGAAATCCGTGAATCATTAGGTCATGCTGGTGACTATAAGGAATATATCGTCTATAAATATGGTCTTCATGCTTATCATCAATGGTCAAGTCAGCCAGGAACACCTCCAGCCATTCTAACTGGCGCATTGCAAGATGCAATAAATTGGAAGATTAATGCGCATCCACATGTTAGAGGAACTGTAATATCAATCGGAATTGTTGATCAAAACGATTATAGGCCGGATCATGATCCTGAAGTCCCAATGGCCTTAGAATTTGGAGAGGGTAATTTACCTCCAAGACCGTTTATTACTCCGGTATATGAAAGGGCATTACGAGACCCTGATATACGAAGAAAACTCAGGTATAGTATGACTCTTACACAATGGGGTACAGAAGATGTTTCCAGTGAGAATGTATGGGGGCTAAATGATTAATGAATGCGTTAAGAACCGGTATATATACTGAACTCACAGGAACCGTGAATGATTTTGCCGCTGCTGTCGGCAATCGCATTTATTATGGAATGGCACCACAATCTACTATATGCCCATACGCTGTGTTCCATATTCTTTCGGGTAATCATGATTTTACCTTTCGCGAAAAATTCGACCGTGTCACCATTCAATTCAATCTTTTTGATGATTCGTCTTCACCAACTGAATTGGAAACCATATATGGATATTTGATCACACTGTTCGATAATGCATCATTGTCTGTTTCCGGTTATACATCTATTTGGTGCAATCGCACTGTAACAGTACCGGCACGATGGATAAATGTTGAACAAGTATGGCAAATATCAGTGAGATATGATATATTCTTGCAGGACACATAAGGAGCAATGAAATTTAAGTGTATAAATTGCGGCAAGGAATGGGGAGAAGGCAATCCTGAAAGGGACGGATATTCGCATGGTGTGTGTAAAAAATGTCTGAAAATTAGCCTTACAGAAATATATCGCAAACGCCAGACTAAAGAAGGAAATTTTGATTGTTTCGCCAAAAGTAATGGGTATTGCGATAGATTAGATTGTAAGTATCGTGAGCTATGCCTTTATATGGAAGAAAGAGGCGAGAGTAATGAAAATTAACCAGGAAGGCGTAAACCTGATTAAGAGATTTGAAGGCTTTAGGGGAAAAGCATATTTATGCCCTTCGGGAAAACCTACTATCGGGTTTGGAACAACCAAAAATGTTTTTCTCGGAATGACCTGTACTGAAGAAGAAGCTGAATCATGGCTTAGAAGGGATTTAGAATACTTTGAATCAAAAGTTAATGAATATGTTAAAGTGCCGCTAACCAGCAATCAGTTTTCGGCTTTGGTATCGTTTGTTTATAATGTCGGTGCATATGCATTTAAGAATTCCACTCTTTTGAGGAAATTGAATCAAGGCGAATATCATGAAGTACCGAATCAACTAATGCGATGGGTTTATGGCACTGTTAATGGAAGAAAAACGATTCTAAATGGCCTTCTCTATCGCAGAGAAGCTGAAGCTCAACTTTGGGATTCCTAATGCTACCTAAAGAATATATTGTTTATTCCAAGGGGTATAAATATCAACTTCGATCTGATTATAATACAATAGTCAAATTTAGACCTATCAATGATATTGCCATCACTGATTTTTTGCGCCTTGATTCCGATGGCAATCTTTTGATACGGCGAGGTTACGCATGGGATGGCGCATCTGGACCAACAATTGATACTGATGATTCAATGAGAGGGTCATTAGTTCATGATGCTGGTTATCAGTTGATAAGATTGAAACTGGTTTCTCCTGAGCAGAAAGAAATTATCGACTTTGAGTTTTATCGAATATTAATTGAAGATGGAATGAATGAGAATCGGGCAAAGGCATGGCTTTATGCTGTTCATCAATTTGGAAAAACATCAATTCTATTGTCAGCGGAACCACGATTGTTAGTGGCTCCTAAAATTGAGGCGAGCGATGTTACTTAAACAAGCGGCAATTGATATTCTTGGTGCTATAGCAATTTTTTTACTCTTATTCAGCTTGGCAAGCTGTGGTCCGACCATTAGAGATTCTGTCATTAAAATCACTAATGGTAGTGGAACGCAAACTGTCAATATCGGCAATAAGAGCGTTCCTGTTTCAACAACTATTCCGGTGATGCCATAATGAAACAAGACAATGACAGCCCTGGCTCTGATTGCGATCATATCATTTCTATTTGGTTTTATTTGCTGTCTATTTTTACGCAAAAGAATCATTATATTGTCATATCGAATGGGGTATGACAATGCCACTTTTGAATGGCGCAAAAAAGTACTAGCTATTATTCAGAAAGGACAATATGGTCAAACGTAAAAAGTTTACTGAAATCCGTGGCTATCTTAATGAGAATGAGGGGCTAAAGCTTCAAGAACTTGCGAAAGATAAAAATGTGCTTGATATTGGCACTTTCTTTGGGAGATCTGCCATTTGCTTTGCTGAGGTTGCCAAGTCTGTTGTAACTATTGATACTTTTCGTGGTGGTATCGTCAACAATCAGGTCCAAGAACCTAAAATGGTAACTTACGATGATTTTTTGACGAATATTGCTGGATATAAAAATATTACGCATTATGTTGGCAGGTCTGACGAAATTCTCCCGTTATTGGAAGGGCCATTTGATGTGATATTTATTGATGGCTCTCATCGTTATGAAGATGTTCGTTCAGATGCTAAATTGAGTCTTCCCTTGCTCAAGGAAGATGGCATAATAATCTTTCATGATTATTTCGATGAATATCTTACTCCTGGTGTTAAACAGGCTGTGACCGAATTATTTAAATCTATCGATGGATCATTTGAAAGATGTTTCGTATGGGTGAAGGCAAGTAATGTCAGATGAGGGCAATTTACTTTTGTTGGTTGATTCAGATTGATATAACCAATCATTGTCTTGCAAACCGCAATTGTATTTATTGTTCACGTTTTGTTCGTCATATTAGAGATGATCAAAAATTCTTTATGGATCTTGACATCTTTCGGTTGGCCCTTGAGTCTGTCAAAAAATTTCCCAAGAAAATAGGCATTATAGGTGGCGAGCCAACTCTTCATCCTCAATTTGAGGATATGTGTAAACTTATTAAGGAAATTTTGCCCAATAAGTTTGTGCAGTTATTTACTACTGGCGGGCCAAGATATCGTAAATATCAAAGTCTCATCGATAAGACTTTTAGTTTTGTCGCATTGAATGAACATACAGAAGCACAGAAAAAACTCTGTAAGCATCAGCCATTAACCATAGCTATTCAAGATGTTGTTAAAGATAAATCTTTAATGTGGAAAATGATTGATGATTGCTGGGTGCAAAAAAGATGGTGCCCTACAATCGGGCATAAAGGCGCATTTTTTTGCGAAATAGCATATGCTATTGATAATATTCTTGATGGCCCTGGTGGCTATGAAATAGAGCCTAATTGGTGGAAAAGACTGCCTCATCAATTTCGAGATCAAGTCGAAAGGTGTTGCCCACATTGTGGCGCACCTGTTCCGTTACAAAGAGATACTATTAATAATTCTAAAGAGAAGTTTTCCAAGGAAAATTTAGAGTTATACCGCTCATTAAATCTTCCTAGAGTCAACGGGAAATATGTAGAATTATTTAATCAGGAGCTTACTCCTGAAATTATTGCTGAGAATCGTAAAACATGGGCACCATGGAATTATCGTGGTGATATATGCGAAGACCAGCCAGAAGAAAGATAATTCCGTGCGAATTGAAGTCATAACCACATGGTACAATGAGGCATTTCTCGCACCGTTCTTTTTGAGGCATTATGATTTCGTTGATAAAATTCATCTATTATTTGATGAAGATACCAATGATGGTACTCTCGCTATTGTCGAAAATCATCCAAAAGTAGTTATTCATCCATTTCGCTTTCCAGATGGCATGGATGATGAAATTAAAGTTGAGCGCATCAATATGATGGCTCGTCGTCTCAATTGCGATTGGGTCTTCAATGTAGATGCGGATGAATTCATTTTTGCCTTGCCAAAATCTAATACAGTGAGAGATTTTTTGTCTAAAGAGAAATCGAACGTGGTTATTGTTAAATTGTTTCAGGTGTATCGTCATATTACAGACGAAGACTTAGATATTAATAAATCTGTTATGGAACAGAGAAGGCATGGTGATACGACAGCGAGCATATTAAATTCCATGTATAATAAACCGATCGTGATAAAACCATCAAAGCATGTTGCATGGGCTGCTGGTAATCACAAATTACAATGGCACGATTCATTTAGTCTTTCTAAGAAAGTATTATTCGGAAGTCATTGGGCGATGGCCGATCCTGAACTTGCTGTGCAACGACGATATTATGGAAGAACACTTAGACAGAGCCAGAGGAATAAAACTCAAAAACTATCTTGTCATCTTCACAATTTAACACCTGAGATCATCATGGATGTATGTCAAAAACATCAAAATGATCCAGTATTATTTGAATATTAATTTATGCATTTTACAAAAGATGCAATCAAAGACAATAAGTATATTGAAATAGGTGATTTTACCTATGGTGTCCCAATTATCTATCAATGGAGATGTGGCACTCGGCTAATCATTGGAAGATTCTGTTGCATTGGTAGTCAAGTCAAGTTTTATCTAGGTGGCAATCATAGATACGAGAGAATTTCACAATATCCATTCGATAATTTGTTCAGTTCTACTTGTTCTATTCCCCATTCATATTCTAATGGTGATATTGTTGTTGGGAATGATGTATGGTTTGGCAGCCATTCTTCGATTATGTCTGGAGTAACAATAGGTGATGGGTGTACGATAGGCGCAAGTTGCATGGTTTCTAAATCTATTCCTCCCTATTCGGTGGTAGTTGGTAACCCATTAAGAATTGTTAAAAAGCGTTTTTCGGACACAGAAATCGAAAAATTATTGAAAATACAATGGTGGAATTGGCCAACCAAAGTTATTGAAAAATATGCAAGCCTTATTTGTTCTAAAGATGTTGATGAATTAGAAAGAGTATATGAAAATCGATCTTGGTAGCGGCTATAGAAAGCCAAAAGATTTCATATCTATTGATATCCGCCCTGAATGTAAACCCGATATTGTTTGTGATATTGCTCAAGGATTACCATTTAATAGCAATTCGATTGAATATGTGAGAGCATATGATTTTCTTGAGCATATCCCAAGAGATAGAATTATATTTGTCATTGAAGAAATCTACAGAGTATTAGTGCCCAATGGTATTCTCGATCATTGTACACCATCTGATGAGGGGCGTGGATATGCGATGGACCCAACACATATAAATCCGATGAATCTCAATAGCTGGTGGTATTATCAAAAAGATGAATATCGACAATTATATAATATCAAGGCAAAATTTGTGGGGGCAAACAAAAATCTTCTCACAGACCCTCTTAACAAAATCATTCATGTTGTTGGCATATTACGAGCGGTGAAATAATGAACATATGGAGGTGGACTCCTGGATATCTAACAGCCATAGAATGATTCAAACTTCAAGAACTGGCAAAAGATAAGACCGTATTAGAAATAGGAGCATTCAAAGGCAGATCAACCGTATGTATGGCTGAAACAGCAAGTCATGTATATACTATTGATCCTTTCAGTGCTATGGAAGACGGCCAAACAATTACACCTTTCCCAATAATATTTAATACTTTTTTACGAAATATTGCTAAATATAGCCATAAAATAACCTATTTCATAGGTTGCTCATATGATATAATACCTAAAATGGATATCCCTGTCCATTTGATATTTGTAGATGGTGCTCATACTTATATAGACGTG